GATTTGTTCCGGGTTTAGAAGAAATAGAAGTCACTGGTAAACAGGTAAGAGACGGATTAAAAGATCTTGCTATTGAAGGATTTGAAGTTGTAAAAGATGCCACAGGTGATGCTATTGAAAGTGTTGGAGAGTGGATTAATAGCAATGAATTGGCTAAAAAGGCTTTAGAATCAGGTAAAAGTGTTCTTGCTGAATTAACAACTGCTTGGACAAATGCTGGATTAAGTTATGATGAAGCAGAAAAGAAAGCAAGAGAAACTTATGATGCCTTAATTGCTACAAACAAAGCATTAGAAGATCAAGGAAAGGCGGCCGGTGAAGCAGAAGAAGGTTTGTTTGGTGCAAGTGATGCCACAAAACAACTTACAAAAGCACAGGAAAATCTAAAGAAAGGTTTAACTGATGCAGGTCAATTACTAAACGTTTTTGATCTAGAAAAACGTGTAAAAGAATTTGAAGAATTATATGTTAAAGCACAAGACGAAATAAAAGAAAAAACCGTTGCCGGTTCGGCTGAACAATTTGAAGCGTTAACAACACTAGAAGAAAGTTTCTTAAATCAACGCTATCAAATGTATGAAGATTGGAATAGAAAAAGAGAACAAAGTTTAGAAAAATCTTTAGAACGCCAAATCTTAATGGAAGGCAAGGCGGCAGATGAAGTATTACGAGGTTTAAACAAAAGCGAATTACAAAGAATAGGTGCTGAAGAAGAAAGAAGAGCAGAAGTTAAAAAACGTATTGAGTTTGAAAAGAAATCAGATTTAGACAAATTTAAATTTGGTGTAGATCAAGCAACCAACTTCTTTGCAAGTTTATCTGCTATTGATAAAAAATATGCAAGAGCGGCAAAAGCGGCGGCTATTGTTCAAGCAATTATTAACACATACCAAGGTGCCACAAAAGCACTTGCTACATATCCACCACCGTTTAACTTTATTGCGGCGGCGGCAACCGTTGCGGCAGGTTTTGCACAGGTGGCGGCTATTAGAGCACAACCGGCACAGCGAGGTGGTGTAATTGGTCAAGGACAACCTGCGTTGGTAGGTGAAGACGGACCTGAACTTATTGTTCCTAAACAACCAAGCACGGTTATACCAAGAGAAGTTGCAACAGCAATTGAAGGTATGGGGGGACGCAATGAAGCAGTCAACGTTAACTTTAACATAACAACCACGGACGCAAGAGGATTTGATGAACTCCTAGTTGAAAGACGTTCAACCATTGTTGGTATAATTAATCAAGCAATGAACACACGTGGTAGAACAGGAGTCACAGCATAATGGCATACATAGGATTTTTTCCGGTAGACAACGGATTTACAACAGCACGTTTTAGACAACAAACACAAACTAAAAAAACTGAAGCGGCAAGTGGTAGAATTATTAGAGCAACAAACTCAACAACTAGATACAGAGGAACATTACAATTTCCTCCAATGACCGTAGCAGAATTTAAACCTGTTATGGCATTTGTTGCACGTTGTCAAGGTATGCTAAATGAATTTGATGTTATTATTCCAACCATAAGTTATACAACAGGTGTAGCAGGTCAAACAATTACGGTCACAGCAGATGCAAGTGCAGGTGATACAAGCGTGGATATTCAATCAAATTCAACCAGTGGCACAATACTTAAAGCGGGTGATGTTATACGTTTTTACAATCATACCAAAGTATACATGGTCACAGAAGATGTTGTTGCCGATGGATCAGGAAATGCAACAATTAATTTTCAACCCAATCTAGTGACTGCTGTTGCAACATCTGATAGTAGTGGTGAAGGTGTAACCAGTGATAGTGTTCCTTTTAGAATGATTATTACAAATGACCTACAAGAATTTGCATATAGAACTGATGGGTTGGTAGAGTATGAATTAGATGTTGAAGAGGTTATTTAATGACAAGGCAATTAGCAGATGTAACACAAACAGCGTTGGCAAGAGATGCTCTTGTTTCATTTGTTCTTGTCGAAATAGGATTAAGTTCTGCATACAATGGATTAGACGCTGTTTATTACACAGACGCACCTTTTGATATCAATTGGGATAGTGATACTGCACCTGATGCTGGTAGCAACATATATCAAGCACAGGGTAATTTTTTAGGTATCTCAGAATCAAATGAAAATTCAGAATTAAGAATTACCAGCATTGCAATTAGTTTAAGTGCATTGGAAAGCAATAATATAACACTATTTGCCAAGTCTGCACAAATTAACCAAACGGTCACAATCTACAGAGCATTATGGGATCAAGGAACTGATTCACTTATTGGTGATAGTGCAGGTGATGGCCCTATACTAATTTTTAAGGGCAAGATTACAGGTTATTCAATCACTGACGCACAGGATACGGCAGAACTAACACTACAGGTAGATAGTCAATTTTCAAACTTTGAAAAGGTAAACGCAAGAAGAACAAACCTTGGCAACTTTCAAAGAGAACATCCAACAGACTTTGCAATGGAATATAGTCATGAAACACTTAATGATATTAGATGGGGTAAGAAATAATGATTAGAGAATTTGAACCCAGAGATATCAACCAAATAATTGCAATGGCAAGAGAACACGCAAAAGACGCCGACGTGACAGAATTATTGCCCGTTGATGATATACACATGACAGCAATGATCAAACGTTTGTTGATTGATGATGATAAGAAATGTTATGTTGCTGAACGCGAAGGTAAAATTATAGGTTATGCACTTGTAGGATTAACACAAAAGGTATGGAACCCAACACTATATGGTCAGGTCTATTTCTTTTTTGTTCATCCTGAATTAAGAAACAAGCACCTAGCAGATTCATTGTATAACAATATTACAAACTGGTGCAAAGAACAAGGATGTAGATTTTTAGAAATTGGTGTGACCAATTTTACAAAAGATTTTAAAGGCGCAACTGAATATATCGATAGAGCGGCAACTTATTATGAACACAAAGGTTGTGAACTTATGGGATACAACTATGTTAGAGATTTGGAGATTGACTAATGGGTGGTAGCATCAATCCAGTAAAAATTATCAAGAAAGCATTTAAGGCAATCGTCAATGTTGTAAAAGCGGTTGTTAAATTTGTTGGAGATGTTGTTGGATTTGTGTTTAACCCAATGGGTGCATTTGATGTTCCAACTGGTCCACAAAATCCAGAACAAGAAGCACAGGGTGTTACGATTACAAAAACAGGAACCAATGTTCCTATTCCTGTTGTTTATGGTTTTAGACGTGTAGGCGGAAATTTAATCTATGCTGAAACCAATGGTAGTTCAAACAAATATCTATATTGTGTATTTGCACTTTGTGAAGGTGAAATACAAGGTGTTAAACGCATACTTGTGGAAGATGTTGAATTGCCTTTACCAAGCAATACCTATGCAACCAACACAACAATTAGTGTCACAACAGGACGTTTTGCAAATAGAATTCAATTTCAAATATTCAACGGAACAGAAACACAAGGTCAAAGTTCATTAGCAAATGAAGCGGCAACTTGGAAAACAAAAAGTAGAAAATTGCCAGGTGTTGCCTATGCTGTAATGCGTTTTGAATGGAAAGAAATTAAAACACAAGAAGACCAAGACAACAATCCGTTTAGTGGCGGTATCCCAAAGACGCAATTTGATATCTTAGGTAAAAAGGTATATGATGTAAGAACACACATAGGTGGTAAAGATTTAGTTGATGATTATGCTAACCTAACAAAAGGTTATAGTTTCAATCCAGCAAACTGCCTATTGGATTACATGATGAATCCACGTTTCGGTTGTGGTCTAACAAAAGAAGAAATTGATGCTGATACATTTAAGGTAGCGGCAAACAAATACGAACAAACGGTCACATACTACACAGGTCAAACAGGTCGTGCAATGACGCTTAATGGTGTTGTAGACACAGGATCAAAATTGTTTGATAACGTAAAACAATTATTAAGTGCTTGTAGAGGTATCATGCCTTATGTTCAAGGACGTTATAAACTAAAAGTAGAAGATGGTGGCAATGCTACTGATATCACAAGCACAACGGTAGATGTTGCATTTGATGTTGATAAGGATAATGTTATTGGTGGTATCACACTACAAGGTGAACGTAAGGATAGCAAATTTAATGAAGTAATTGTAAACTTTGTTGATCCTGATTTAAACTTTTCAAATCAACAGGTATATTATAGTGTTAATGGTGACCAAGCGGCAGATGGTGGAGAATTACTAAAACAAGAATTTAATTTTCCTATGCTTACAAACAAATCTATTGCACAGGATATTGCTAAACTAATCTATGAAAAATCAAGACAGCAAACATCAATTAGTTTTAGTGCAACACAAGAATTATTGCAGGTAGAAGTTGGTGATATTATTAGGGTCACCGATAGTGTTTTAAATTTAACGGATGCAACCTATCGTGTTGTTGACATGAAATTAAATTTAGATCTAACCGTTGATATTACTGCTGTTGAACATGATGCAACCGTATATCCATTTACAAGCGGTGAACAGATAGAAATACCACCACCATTGTTTTTACCAGATGAAATCAGTGTAAGACCAAGACAAAGAACGGTGCCAGTAAGACCATTAGGTATTGTGCCACCAGAGGATCCAGATACACCGGTTGATAGTGCAGGACAACCTGTTTTTGATAGTGCAGGAACATTTGATAGTGCAGGCGCTCCAGATACACCAGCACCAATCAATCCACCACCTGAACCACCACCTGCACCACCACCAACAATTATAGATTGGCCAACGTCAAATGTGAACAGCACGTTTATTGGTAATCTAGATACAAGTGGAGCAATAAAAGAATATGCACCTAACTATGGTTATGTGTATAGAGA